CTAGTAAATTAACACTTGATTGGAGATTTTAAATATGACTTTTATACCACCATTTCCTATGAACCCATATTCATCACAGGATGATATACTAAATGATTTCGGCTTTGATTTACCACAAAACAAACCCTCAGGTTTATTTGAATACTATGTTGACCCTAATGACCCAAATACCATTGTAAGAACAGGAATAGGTGGATATCCTTCTATTCGATATCCCGACCCTACAAATATTGGGACAACATCAGAATCTACTGGAGGACATCAATCTGGAACAGGTATAGTTGATAGGCAGATTGGTGGCTATAATCGAGAAAATTTAAATTTTCCAACTCTAGAGGAGTATACAGCTAATCCTGACGCCTATGCCTCGGGTGGTAATTTTAGAATAGACACTTCATTAGATGCTGACAATGTAATAGATACATATGGAAGGCCAACATTAACAGATAATACAAAAATAACAAATGATTATAATAAAATTGATTTAATAGAATATGCTATAAAAAATAAACTAGATTTCGATGATTTGAAGTTTACTACCCATAAAGACCCTAAATTACAACCTTATAAAAAAATAGATACTCCGAAGGTAAAAAAGAATTTACTTGCAAATTTATCAACATCTGAAATAGCTTTCTTAGCACAGGGAATAGGGAATGCTTTTAAATCATTTAATGCATTCTCAGATGCTCAATCAGGGACAGCAACTAATATGCCAAAGCAATTTCCTTCAGCAGGGCTATATAGAGGGGATTATGCGTAATGCCTTCTCTATAGCTAGTAGTAAAATAGCTGAATGGGAAGGTGGAGCAAGTCAGTATAACCCCGATACTGAGCTTTGGACTGCTTATCCAGATGAAATTTCAGGAGGAGTTCCAACATTAGGTCCTGGTTTAACAGGAACAGTAGGTGGTCAAGATATAGTTGCTGGGGAAGAATACCCTTCTGAGGTAATTAATACAGAGTTTCAATCTAGAATGCAAGGCGATTTTAATTGGTTAAAAAAGAATGTAAACAATTGGGATGACCTAAATGATAATCAGAAAGCTTCTGTTATGTCTTTAGTTCATAATGTTGGAAAACAAGGTTTTATAGAGAGTAATGCTTTCAATCAGTTAAATAAAGGTAATTATAAGGAGTTTTTATATGAAGCATTCGACCCTGATATAGGGTTTGTTAAAGCTGATGGAGAAATTATTAAAGGTCTTCAAAACAGAAGAAGAAAAGAAAGGGATTTATTTTTAACAGAGCCTGAAGCATTTTAATGTATACTATTGATATACATCATAAGGGAGACAAAAATCCTAGTCGTTATCACGTTTATAAAAAGTCAGAAGCACAAGAATTAAAGATACAATATAAATATTGGAGGGATGCAAATGAAGGAGAATACGGGGTATCCGATGATGGCTATGTTGCGAAAGTCATCACACGTTCAGTATACAAACCTATTAGTGTATATGTGCGCTATCCCTATGGCTATACTTTTTTTAATCCCAACTATGCTACTACTAAGCTTAAAGCAGGTGGTCGTATGGCTAATAACACCATTAGTGGAAAGACTCACTGGGAAGTGTTGTGTGGGCAACAGAAGATAAATAATCTAGCTATGGCATATGCTCAGACTATGGATTATGGAAAAGCTATAGGTATAGTTCTTGATAATCCTAGTAGAAATCAAGAGCGTATGTGGAAACGTAGAATGAAAACGGAGAATTTCAAAGATATGGTAAGAGATGAATTACAGAAGTTACTTCAGGAACATGGGATGACAGAATCCTTTACATTAGAGTTACTTGAAGAAACTATAAAAAAAGCCAAAGATAAGGGCGATATAACTAATTTAATGAGAGCAGTAGATAATCTGCAAGATATGCATGGTATGAAGGATAAGAATCTTATTAAGACTACCGAATCTATAGAAGCTACTAGTAATGTTAAATTAATAGATGAGCTTCGAGAAGAAGAGGAGAAGCTTATTGCAACTAAAACGACCATTAAGGAGGAAGAATAATGGAAGAATGTAAGTGTAAGGATTGTAAATGTGAAAATTGTAATTGTAAGGAGGAAAACTAGTGGCACAAGATAGAAAATATAAAACAAAAGGTAGTAATTATAAACCTGGTAATATATTCGACAAAATAGGTGAAAGAATTGCATCTAAAATTATTGGACAAGACCCAGTGACTAATGAAATACCTAGTCAAAAAGAAAAGAGAAGTAGGGCTAAGATAAGAAAGAAAAGACTTGAGGACAAATTATATAAAGGAACTCATCTAGAAAAAGATAAGGGTTTGACTTAAGTATCATGCCATACGGAAAAGGAACATATGGTAAAAAAAGAGGGAGACCTCCTGCTAAGAAGAAAAAAAAGAAGGCTTCGAAGAAGAAAAAGAAGTATTAATTGGACTACGAAGAAAGATATGCTCAATTAGAAGCTCTTAAAAAGTTACGGACTAATATGGCTTTGTTTGGAAAGCACTGTTTCCCCACAGCCCTCCGTAAAAGCACGCCTCCTTTTCATAGGGAGGTCTACGCTAACTTAGCTGATGACGAAAAGAAAAGAGTACTAATCGCTGCTCCTCGTGGCACAGCGAAGAGCACGGTTACTACTCTTATATACCCATTGTGGAGAGTAGCTTTTAAACGAAGTGATGAGGATTTGTTTATAGTTATTATATCAGAATCACAAGCACAGTCTATTAATTTCTTATCTCGTATTAAATATCATTTAACCCATTCTGAAAGATTTAAAGAGGTATTTGGTGATATGGGCCCTAATACAGCTAGAAGATGGACTCATACAGATATTGTACTTAATAATGGAACTAGAATTATAGCAGTTGGCACAGGACAAAGAGTTAGAGGGTTTATTGAGGGAGATACAAGACCTAATCTTATTATAGTTGATGATTTTGAATCAGAATTAAATGCCTTTACTGCAGAAGCAAGAGCTAAAAATAGGAAATGGATGACTGAAGCTGTTATACCATCTTTGTCAGATGAAGGTAAAATAGCAATGATTGGTACAGTTATATCTGAAGATTGTTTCCTTTATTGGGCAAAAGAATCTTCTGCTTGGAATGTATTATGGTTCTCCATATGGAATGATAAAGAGAAGAGTATTTGGCCTGAAAGGTTCCCAAAAGAAAGAATTCTTCAAATAAAGGACGAATTTTCTTCTGTTGGAAATATTAATGGATTCTATCAAGAATATATGAATATAGCACAATCTCCAGATGATGCTCCATTTCAGCCTGAATGGATAAAATTACATAGTTATGAATATAAAAAAATTGAAGGGCAGAATGTTATAATTAAAAATGAGGGATTAGAAAATGAAAGGATTAAACCAGTTGAACTCTATACTGGAGTGGACCCTGCAAGCTCTCTTAGTGCTAGGGCTGATTTCTTTGTTATTGCTACTATCGCCATTGATAGTGAAAATAATAAGTATGTTTTAGATATCTATAGAGATAAGATATCTCCAGCAAAACAACCTCAAAAGATAATCGATATCTATAAAAAGTTTAAACCTAGGCGAGTTAAGGTAGAAACGGTTGGATATCAAGAAGCTTTAAGAACGGCAGTAAGAGAAATAATGAGAGAAGAGCAGATATATATTCCTGGATTAGAAGCGGGTGTAAAGCCTAGGAATTCTAAATCTGAAAGATTACTATCACTTGTTCCTTTATTCGCAAAAGGAACTTTCTATTTTAAACCAGAACACGTAATAGCTCAACAAGAATTTTTATCTTATCCAAAAGGGAAACACGATGATATTATGGATGCTATTTGGACAGCCTTAGATAGGGCTAAACCATGTAGAATCGTGAATTTTGAAAGAAATTATACAAAAGATTTCTCTAAAGAAAAGAAAAACCTTGATTGGTTAACTATGTAATCCGTAAATTAAGCATATGGAATATTCCAAAAAAGGCAATATATCGGCTACGGAGTTAGTAAATGAGACTTTAGAGCTTTTTGATACATACTCTGGAAAACGAGATAATTGGGCTATACAAGCTAAGGAAGATAAGGAATTCAGACTTGGAAAACAATGGTCTAAAAAGCAAAGAGAAGTATTAGAAGCAAGAGGACAAGCTCCTATTGTTATTAATAGAATACATCCTGCAGTAGAATCC